ATACATACATTTTCAATATCATCTAACTCAAAACTCACTATGCCTTTAGTAGTTCCGTCTGGCATACTTACCTGTATAAAAGGTTTACCCATACCACCAAAAGCCCTATGTGATACATCAGATTGTTGTTTAGATTTATAAAAAACAGTAGCTAGTGGATTTACTTGTTTACCAGCTTTAACCTCAACACGTAAACCAGTAGACCAATTCTCCTCGTGTGCGTCTGCACCATGAAACCTATTATTAGGTATATTTAATTTTTTACGAGCTAAGTTTTGCTTACGTCTACCTTTAGACCTATTCCTACGATTAATACAAGTCCTACAATCACATTTAGTTTTTAACTTATCTGTATTTGGACACTTACCTGCCATACGTTTTTGTGAGTTGGGTTGCCCCATGCCTTGCATACCAGCAGTTTTCCTAGCTTTATATTCAGAAAAAGATTCATCTGGTTGCCATTCGACATCAGCCATCTATTAACTTCTTTTCTTGCACTTTCAAACGCTTTAAATATTCAGAATCCATATCATCACAATTTTCCATGCGTGTTCTGTAATAACAAACAACCGAGATACGTTCAGCGTCATCACTATTGCTAATAAGTTTTGTATTTCCATGCCATTGATGAGCGTCAAATATTAACAAATCCCCATGCCCCATTTTAAAAGCAATTCTAAATTCTGGTAAGACCAAGTAGCCACCTTGCATATCTCCTTTTTTAATACAAGCTAGGGTAGATATACCCTCATCTAAATCTCCTTTGTCAGTATGTACACCAGTAGGATATGAGTTATTTACAGTTACAGTTGTGAATGGTGTGTTAGGAATAACCCAGTCATCATGAGTTCTATCGACAAATTCCATTTGTGCGTTATATCTATCTGGTGCTTTGTCTTTCATCTCATCTCCAATAAATTGAAATAATGGAAATAACTTTTTATATTCTTCAGTTTCTTTACCACTGTAAGCAGTTAACCTACAATATTGTTTTGCACCGACTGCATCAAAGCTACCAATAGTTGCACTTGCAATACTCTTAGCAGTAGCAGAACGTTTTCCCTCGCCTTTACTTATACGTGGAGTTCCACTAGCCAATCCCCTGTTATTAGTTTGATATTTTTTTAAGTCATGTAAAGTTTCATAAGATTCATCCATAATATCAGTAGGTATGACACCTTTTTGAAATATAGCAACAACACGACCATCAGTACCACGTATAGTGGTATCTTTATGAATTAACAAATTGTAATCATCATCAGTAAGAATCTTACCAATCTTTTGCTTCATTTCTTCTGGACTTATTTTGCTTCTTAATCTAATATCTATCATTTAAAATTACCCTTGCCCTCCAGTATCTCTCCATCCACTTTCATCTAGTACTTTATTTATAGCTTCATCTATGTACTGTCCACGCATTTCTCCAAAGATTGCATCAACAACTTCAATAAATTCTTCCTGTGTGTATTTACTTATATCGATTTGTTTTATTAGTTCTATTAATTTTTCAACCATTTTTAATCCACCTATTTTTATTTAATGAATACTGATAATTATCAGTATAATACTTATATTTCTTTCTCCATAACATAAAATTTTTAGGAGAAAAATTAACAATTCTTAAATCAGGGTAGTTATCAGGTCTGGGCTTATCAGCAATAAGATTAGGGTAAAGCACTTTTAAGATATTAATTTCATGTTTCCTCATTTCTTTTCTTGCATTTTTACTCCCAATACCTCCAGCTTGAAAATATTTAGCTTTAGGATGCATATAATCATTTATCAACACAACACCATAATGAACTAGATGTCTTGCAGTATTGTGAAAATCATCAAGTGTTAATGCAAACATATTGTCAAACTTAAAATCTTTATCCTTATGCCATAGCGTAAGTTTGCCATGACAAAATCCATACTGTTTATATTTTTTATTAGCAAAAAAATAATTATCAGTAGTAAGAAATCCAATAAGATGTGCATTAATTTTTTCTGCTTGTGTAATTAAATCTTTAGTCCTTATTTCAAATTGTTTAGAATCAATTTTTCCCCAGTCATCTTTATTTTTATTTGGATATGTAAGATATTTAGAAAGTTTATTGTTCAAGCCATAAATATAATCTATATTGTCATCTGCAAAAACAACCCACTCATCATGTTCAACAATATTTTCTATTGCATATTTAGTCTGTCCATTCTTACCTTGATTAGTTTGTGTATTAACAACATTAAAATTGTGTAACTTTTTATATGCTATATATTGTTCCTCATCATGTACTAATAAAGTAACATCATAATTTTTAAAAACTTCAAGATAGGGTGTAGTAATAGTTTTACTACGATTGTGTGTAGGTATTATTAATTTCACTTACCAAATAATTTGTCAAAGATAGACGGTCTATCTCCAATACCATTTTCAATATCTTTAGCTGTGTTAAGTACAGCTTCATACAAAGCATCAGTACCAGTTTTTTCTGTGTACTTTTGTATTGTTGCCATGTTAACTAAGTAAACAGAGTGGTCATCTTTCTGTAAAGCTAATATCACTTCATTCAACTTATCTTTAGGTTTGTAATCGCTTGGTTGTGAAATACGTTCCTGCACTTCTGCTATTTCTTCATCAGTCAAAGCAAACCCACCAGTAAATTCTTCAAACTCGGTAATAGCAACTTCATCAACAGCAGATACAATATCATCAACTTCGTCAGCAGAATAACCAGTACCTAAAAGTTTCCCTAATTCCATAAACTCTGTAAGCAAATCGACCATGATTTCTTTATCATAAGTTGCAAGTTCATTAGCTCTGTTGTCAACTAAAACAATTTTTTTCGCTGTCACTTCATCTACATCTACAAACATAGCTGTACATTCTTTTATACCTAGTTCTTTCATAGCTAACCATGTGTGATTACCAGTAAGTATTTCATTTGTATTTTTATTTACAGTTAAAGGTCTGTACTGTCCGTGTTTTTCAATACTTATTTTTATAGCTTCAATATCGCTTGTTCTAGGATTATCTGGAAACTCCTTTAAAGAATCAACTGCGACTTTTAAGACTTCATACTTCATATTTAATTACGTACCAATTTATTAGCATAACTTTCAACAGCAATCAACCCAGCTTTAGTTGGATTGACTTTGTGGTAGTCTGCAATAATTCCAATAGCTTTTTTATAAAGATAAAATTTTTCATCTGTGAGAAGTAACACGACATCTATTACTGCGTTCAGATTAGCTTCTGCTGGCTCTTTAGAGCTGTTTTGAGCAGGTGCATCTACTTCAGTAGGCAAGTCTTTAAGAACTTCATCAAGTGCTTCTTCTGTGTAACCTGTACCAATAAGTTCTCCTACATCTTGCATTTCTGAAATAGCTTTTTCAAGTTTTTCATAATCATAAGTAGCATCATCATTTAATTTATTATCAACTAACATAATTTGTTTAGCTTGTTCGTCAGATACATCTACGTACCAAACAATAGCTGTTGCCCATCCAAGTCTTTTAAGAGCTTTAAAGGTGTGGTTACCAGCGAGAATAACATTATCTTTACGATTGACTACAAGAGGTCTATATTGACCGTTCTCTAAGAGCGATTCATAGATAGTATTAACATCTCCAATACGTGGATTGTTTGGATATTCTACCAAATCGTATAATGAAACTTCTGCGTGTTCTTTCATGTGGTTATTTTAATCTAAAAGTAACTATTTGTATTACTAAAATAATAATAAGTAAAAATTGCTCAATACTCATATTTCCCCCAACATTGTTGCGAACTATTCCAATGGTGCCACCCATCATTATAAACTAGCCAAGAAGCCATACGTGTAGATACTTCAGGATTGTTTCTGTTTGACTTGACACCCAGTTTATCTTTGAGCCATGCCCATGTTTTATCATTAAATTGCCATAAGCCAATATCACTTGTTTTGTTTGTGTTGATGTTTCGTGCAGAGCTACGCCCACTACTCTCGCAGTATATGACAGTTAATGCCTTTACGACATCTTTCTCATCAAAATATGATGCAACAATAGGTTGCCAATCTATCACGTGTTCTATGATTATTTGGTGCTCTCTGCACACTTGGTATTCTGTTAAAGAATCAAGCGTTAACGTGTTTGGTATCAGGCAACTTATTATCGGTACTAACAGATTTACTATTATCTACCTCTAACCTAGTTATTCCTAAAGGTAAATCTTCAAAAGAATAAATACCCTTATCATTTTGTTTTATCAGTTGTGGTTTCCCATATACTGAATTTTCAATGCCTACAATTTTTTCTGCTGACATACTTTCTCCTTATGCACAATTAATGGTATAAAGAATGAAATTTATTGCAAGTAAATATGAAAATAATTAAATTAGTAGTATATAAAAGCCCAATGTTTATAGGGTTTAGGTTATAGGCACTTGCACCCTAGACGCTAATAAACCCTCTTAA